TCATTCTATCAAAATCAGTTGCTGGACACAAGTCAATATCATAAATTGCTTTATCCAAGAATTTTTCAGGATAATTTCTAACCTTTAGATGGACTAAGAATACTTGTAGAATAATATCAGCAAATCTCTTTCTTAATCGTCTATTCAATTTTTGGAATGCAGCTTCTTCAGAAGGTAAACCATCTACACCTTGAACGTATTGTTTACCAGAAATTTCATCAGCTTTCCATCTGTCTTGTGGAATTTGTAGAGCATCCATAACCATCTTCTGGAACATATAAAGGTCTTCAATCTGACCGTTAAATGTTGCACCACCGGTATAAGTATCAATAGTAGTACCATTTCCAGAGTCATCCTTAGGGAAGAAGAAATCTTCTGTCATTGCGGCTACATTCTTATTTGAAATAATCATACCAGTATTTGGGTCGATGTTCAAATTCTTTCTATATTTGTTTGTGACTTCTTGAACGAATGCTGCAGCTTTTTCAGGTGGCATACGTCCACAATAAATGTTAAACAATCTCTTTTCAGTTGCACGAGTAATACGATAAACTGTCAAAGCATCTTCAATGTTTCTTAATTGGTTCAATGGACGAATAGCTGACTCTAAGTGTCCTCTAACGTCATTTCTGTTTGCCCAAGTTCTACCATAATTAACGTATGCAATCTGTTCAGGTAAGAAACGTTGAACTTCTGGATTTGAATCTCCAGCTTGTTTTAGATAGTTAATATCTTCAATATAACCTCTAATTAAATCAGAGTCTTTATCATAGATGTTAATCATACAATAAGGTGGAAGAGTATTGATACCTACTACCTTATCTCCTTTATCAGAAAGACAAATTTCCCAATAAAGCTCTGCGTCTGTCAACCATTTCTTATAGTAGTCCCATAATTGTTCTTTACCAATTACACAGTCTACAATATAATTAAATTCTGTCTTTAATGAATTGAATTCATAATCAGTAAAGTTTGCCTTATGATTTTCATTCAATTCGAATTTAGCAACTTTACCATCAGCATTAAAACAAACTGCTTCATCTGTCATAACGGTTAGTGCTTTTTGAACAAGTGGATATAGAGCCATATTTCTATACCACATAATTTTCTGATACTTGTTAGTAAATACTGTATCGAAAATTACATTACTTTGTTCATAAGGTTCACCTGGGTCTACATAACCATCAGTATAACCATTAACTAAAGCACCCCAGTCGATTTGGTCTTCACCATAACCTACTGAGTTTCTAGCAGTTTCTGTTTTTCTAACAATAGAATGTTCAGGTCCTCTTTGAAGGAACTTGTCTGAGAATGGGTTTAAGAAATTTAAATTCATATTAGTTGCCTCTTATTTTGTTAAGTTTTTATTATCCATATAGATATTTATACGCATAAATAAGATAGAGTAGGTATACAACATGAACTATACAAATATAACATTTGAATCATTATTAGAAGATTTTAAAAATAGATTAGCATCTGATCCAAGATTTGCTAATATCAGTTCTGCATCTATCTATCAGATGTTTATGGAAATGATATGTGCATGTATGGATATGACTAACTATTATATGCAGAGAACTGCAGAAGAGTCTTATATTGACACTGCACGTCTAGATAGTTCTTTAATCAAGTTAGGAAAGAATTTGGGATATAACCCAAGAAGAAGAGTACCAGCTAAGTGTAATCTTCAAATTCAGCTTAAAGGACCTCTTCCACAAGCAACACAGCCTGGTGATACAGTAGTCTTTAATCAAGATGTTGTCGATTTAGTATTCCAAGGACGTCATTTTATATTAGACTCTTCATATTCATATACTTTCAGTTCTGAAGATATGGAAGGTAAAAACAGTACATCTTGGAAGAAGACACTAGAATTAGCTTGTCCTTCTCAGTATGTGCATTATATGCCTCTACAAGGTAAGAGTTTATATAATGCTGCAAACCTAGTTCCTATCTCATGTTTCCAAGGCGTAAAGGTCGTTAAGGAAATTTTGGGAAATGCAAACCTTGGAAAGCTAGGTAAGATTGCACAGTATTATGATATTGATGATATTACATTCTCTAACTGGTATGGTAAGAGAGATCCTTATGCATTCTATAAGGGCAATTATGCACCACGTCTAAGTTGGACTAAGGTTGGTATCGGTGAAAACCAAGATGAAGCTTTAGATGATAAGCATGTATTCGATATTGAAGATACATCAATCTATCTAAACGAACATCTACAACAGTTAGAAAATATACCTGCATCTCCATTAAAAATTTGTCAGATTGAAACTAACTATGATAAGACTGTAAGAGTTAGATTTGGTAATGACAACTATATGGTATGTCCAGGTTTAACAAAGAAGAATCAGAATTTGTATGTACAGTATTTGCAGACTGATGGTAAGGAAGCTAATCAGACTGGTACTGCTGGCGCACAGATGACAAATAACAATTCATTCTATCTACAGCATAAGGGTGAAATTATTGATATTACCAATAACATTACCTTTATCATTGCAACCGATATTTATCAGGGTGAAGAGTTCGAATCTCAAGATAGTATTAGAATTAATGCTCCAGCATATTTCGCATCTAGAAATAAGTTAGTCACAAAGGGAGACTTCATTTCTTACTTCCGTGGTCTATCTACTCCTATCAATGTTCAAACAGCATTGGTATTCGGTCAGCAAGAAATTGAAGACTTTGATAACAAGCTTTATAAGTATGTTCAGAACTATGTGTTCTACTCTTTAATCGGCCACATGTATGCAAAGCAAGGTGGTAATTATTATCCACGAAATGTATTAACCGATAAGGATGATGTAGATGATCCATTCTCATTATATTCTGATGAGTATTTGGACCATATTGCAGATTACGTCAAGATGATTAAGTCATTTGATGGATATTATAATCAGCAGTATGATGATACTCCACAAGAACAGTGGTTGAAGAACATTAAGATTATTAGAGATAATTGTCAGGATAAGATGGAAATCAATAGTAGAATTCTATCAATTCCTCCTATGGTTCAGTATTTCGATTTAGTTGGTAGAGCTAAGGTTAAATCAAATACAAAGCTTCAGGAATATAAGACAAATATCGAAAACAAGATTTATGAATATCTTGATAATAGAAATGGAACTACTCAGAAGATTTATAAGTCTGATTTGATTAAGTTCTATACAGATGCAGAAGATACATTAAGTGTTGACTTGGATTTGAAGGTATCAAGTATTATTCGTGCTGATGCAATTCAGTATCATTGGGAAAATCCAACTATCACAGGTCAGACAACTGCTTATGGTGCTGGATATTTAACTCAAGATACTTCATTAGATTCATTGGCTCAATTTAATCACTCTCCTCAGTTAGCTCAACAAGAATGGGGCCAAAACTGGAGAAACGTAATTAGAGTCACACAAAAAGATTTGTATAATGCATTCCTTGATCCTAAGATGTTGGAAGGTTGTAGAGTATTGATTCAGTTGACAAACATATACAAAAACAATCAGAAAAAGGATGAAGAATATATTATTAAGGTTGACAAGGTAATTGAAAAGAATACTGGAGAAGATGAAGCATATTTCGAAATTTGTCCTCAGAATGCATTAGTCTTTAATGCAAATTATGTAGACACTGCAGTAATTACAATCAATGTTCCTCAGGAAACTGACTTCTTTAGTAAGTCTTCTTTCTCTACTTATAAGACAGATGAATATAAGTTGAGTCATGCACAAATTACAGGTGTTGAAAGAATGTTGAATAGCTGGTTAAATCATGGTTTAACAATTGATGAAGCTGACAGAGCAATTCCACTTCCATATAAGGTATATGCAAATGAAACTGTCACTCATGAAGAAACATACATGAGAAAAGGTTATGAATTGACCAACTATGAAAACACAATTTCAGAAAAGGCATTCTGGATGTATTTCATTCCTAAGATTATTAGAACATATTATTACAAACATATTCAAGAAGATACAGCTATGGATTCTCCTTGGTGGAAAGCAATCACAGTTCTAATTCAGGATTTGTATTGCTTATGTAAGCCAGCATTCTGTGATAATATCTTAGATGAAGGAAATAATATTGTAAACTTCTCAATGTCAAATGAAGTTGCAGTTGTTAGAATTAATGTTGAATACGGTTATGATACAACAGGTTAATAGATGAATTATACAATCAATGAAACATTTGAAATGAGTGGATATACAGCAGTAATTGAAGCGGACCAGAATTTGGCTTCGCTTATTACTGATAATTTCCGTATGGAAGTTAGAGATATTCTTACTAACCAAGTTGAAGAAATTACAAAAGATGACCTTATGAAATGGGGTACTTCTGTAGATACTAGCTTAGACCCAAGTTTGTGGGAAACTCAATCATGTATCAATAATGGTGGAATGTATATTAACTTCAATGGAAATACTCTTACATTTAAACAAATTATTCCTTGTTTAAGTGGTGATATTCCAATGGGATATAATTCATCACAAGTAAGTGTTGTTTTTAATGATAATGACAACATAAATTTCTATAGTAAAACTCTTCCTTTCTTTAAGAGAGATTTACCAAAATCAGATAATTATGATGTAGAACCTATTTTATCTGCAGGTTCTGCTCGTCCTGATTATGACTTTGATGACTTTAGAAATAATATATTGATGAGTGGATGTAAATCCAATTTTGAATATAATACTGTTGGTGACTTATATGTTAATAATGATCAGGGTCATATCAAAAGATATAACAATAAGAGTTTAACTGAATATACAAGAATTTACGATAATAAACAAACACCTAAATTCTATTCAGATATTTCTGCATTCTATATTACAACCAATCAGCTTGGTGGTATTACTCCTTATGAATTTAAGGATGAATATAAAGGCAAACATTGGAAATCAACAATATGGAATGAAACTACAGATGAAGAAACAGATATTTATGCTTATGCTAAAGCAACAGCACAATCTGCAACAATAGAATTTAATGGCTTAAAATCTGATGTTGTCTATAATGTTTATAGACAAATTATAGCTGATAAAAAATTCCCATTAGATTATAGAAAGAATGTTTTAAAATTCTATATTGATTTTGAAAATCATGGTATTCATGTAGCTAATGAACCACAACCACTTGATATTAAGATTTTTAGACAAGGTAATGATAAAGTAATTCATGTTAGAATTACAAATCCTAATCAATATGATGGTGATGAACCACATCCATTGAAGGATGCTAAGATACATTTCGAAGAAATTCAAAAAACTGGTATTAGCGATCCTTATGATGTTATTCAAGATGGTAATATATTAACATTCAAATTAAATGGTGATATTGAATGCGGTTATTCTTTTATTGAAACAGCATGGCTTGAATTAGCATATCCAGGTTATAGCTCAGATTATGTAAAATTAAGAACTTATGCAGCAGTTGGTGCTGATGATCAACCATCATCTTCAAAACCAGGTTATGAAAAGAATAGTGTATATGCTACTGTAGTTGGATATAAAAAATATAATAAAGATACAACTCCTCCTACAAACATAGATGATTTTAATGCTGCTACTAATGCAGAAGA